TGCAAACATAAGATTTAGAGATCGTTTTGCTGTTCTAAGATCATATCCTGTTCGTATTTCTAAGCCACAACGCTCAAAAGCCTCTTCGATATAATCATCTACAGCAAGTTCGAAATCTGTTGAACCAGAAGTAGCCATTACTTATCTTCCTTATATTCCATATAGCCACCCATCATACGCTTTTCTATTTCTTCATCCATAAAACCACCTTTTGCCATTTCTGTAACATCGATTAATTTTCCTGGATTTAAAGGTTTAATTAATGCTGGATCTGCAACCATTCTTCTTGGAGGACCACTAGGATTACCACCAGATAAACCTCCTCTCATCATACCTTTTACACCTTGTTCTTTTTTTACTCTATTAATGGCAGTCATAAGCCCACCACCTTTTTTCTTCTTTACTTTTGATTTACTTTCATATTTTATTCGATCTCTTAACTCTTTTGGAATTTTTTCTTTATATAATCCTCTTGAGCCTTTTAACATCGCTGTCATTCTTTCTTCTTCAGTAGCTGGAGGAAAACCTGCTAAATCCATTATTGTACCCTCTTTTTTATCAGTGCTACTAAATGGAAATTGCTGAATTAATCTTGCTCTTTGAAGTTGTCTTTTTGCAGTCTGTCTAAGAGTTTTAGGTTTAGGTGGCTTTGACGGAGCTCCCATTTTTTCAAGATTCTTTTGAATTCTTTCCTCTCGTTTTTTCTGTGTAAAACTTTTTCGTGAACTCATGCTTTTCTCCTTTTTCTCCTTAATGCTTTTACATTTCTAGGTTTACCTTTACTTGGCTGTCCTAACGCTACTTTCTGTCTTATCCTACTTCTTTTTTCTGCAGATGTCATCTCTTTTGTTGTTTTTGGTGTTTTAGAAGAAATACGTTTACTTGGTCTACAATAAGGAGTTCCTCGTTTTTCTCCTTTTTTCCTACCACATTTTTTACCAGTTCTAACATCTTTCCAGTCCTCTTTGAACCATCTTTTTAATGCTAATCCTGCTTTTGTTTTTCTTACTGCCATTATGAACGCTTTGTTTGTTTTCTTTTTCCTGCTAATACAATACCACAACCTCTTGCGATATTTTTATTTTTTGCTGGTCTTTTAGCCCCCATATACATTCCTGTGCTTGCTTTTCGTACACTAGACTTTTTCTTCTTTTTACCACCTGTGCCGTAATTTGCAGCACCAACTTTTCTACATTTAGCTATAGCTCCTGAAGCATAAGCTGACGGAAAAACTTTATATCTAGCTTTAACCTTATGATAACAAGCGTCTTTTGGCATTATCTTCTCCTTTGTTTATGACATCTACATGTCCATCTTTTTCTACCACAGTATAAACAATATTTAACTGGACTTCCTTTTATTACTTCTCCTTTTCTTAGAGGCACAATGTGCTCTTTCAGAAAATCCTCTAGGTCGTGAGCAATTGATCTTTCTCTTTCTCTTGGCACTCCACTTCCTTTTTCCAGGGGCTTTAGTCACTTGTTTTGACATTTGTGACCTACCCATAACCATTAAATTAATTGCTCCAATCCACTAGCGACAATAATTAAAGATACAATCATCCATAACCTATTATCGAGTTTATTTAATTTATTATTAATTCCATCGAATCTTGCGTTGCAAACTTCTTCATGTTTTTCTAACATTTTTAGTAGTTCTTTACTTGTCATCTAACATTTCCATCTTCTTCTAGTTGCACAAATTCTTTTCTTAGGAGTTTTTGCACAATTAATATTATGCTTTTTAGCTTGTCCAGCAGATCTAGCACAAAAAGACTTTCTTCTCTTTGCTGCTTTACTTCCTGGTTTTACTTTACCTGTCACTGCAGTTTTAAGTTTACTTCCTGGGTTTTCTCGTCTGTAACGAGCAACACCTGCCTTAGTCATACCAGCTCCACTTTTAGTGGAGCGAAAGTATTTTTTAGTTTTAGGTGGTTGTTTTTTCCTTGCTCTTGTCATTACGATAAGAAAATAGTCAACTTATTACTACTACCAGTAAAAGCATGAATATATGCACCATTTTCTGCAAGTATTCCATTATCTGGTATATTTAACGTATGCAATCCTGTCGGAAAACTTTGAACAAGTAAATTATCACCACCTGATCCGTTTTTTATTGTTAAAGCACCTGCAGCATCAGCGAATATAACTATCTGTCTTATTCTTGATCTCGCAGGTCCAACAACAGCAGCACTTGCACCTTGATTATGGTTAAATGCTTTTACATCAGATCTTGTTGCAGCCATTTAATCCTCCTTAATATACAGAGTATTCTAATTCAACAGTGAACCTACCAGCAGTTGCATCGGCATTTAAAGTTGTTGTGCTTCTTGCATACAAAAATGTATTTGCTATTGGGGCAGATACATTTGGCTCAAACACATGAAAATTACCAGCTGTATTATTAAAGTTGATATCTACTTCTGATATACTTAATGCAGCAGATAATGTTGGTGAGAAAGCATCTACACCTGCTCCAACAATTTCTGTGCCAGAAACTGCTGCATTAGTTGCTGTTCCACTTGTTGCACTTAGTGCTAAGTTACCTACTAAAGTTTGACCAGCAGCAGTTGTAATTCCAATAACAGCTTTATGAATAAAAAACTTTGATGCTGTTACTAAAGCATCTGGATGATCGGTATTTAAAGTACCAAGTTCAACTAAACAATCACCGTCAGCATAAGCTGAAGCTGTGTCTGTACCAGCAAGTGTTCCAACGAATGTTTGAATTTTTCTTGAACCTAAAGATATTAACTGACCTGTAGAATTTATTGAAAAGCCAGTTTCTGTAATAGCTCCTGTAGTGCTATTCTCATTTATTACATTAAATCCACCCTTAGAACGGACTGGACCTGAAAAGGTTGTATTAGCCATGTTACTCTCCTTGTCTTGGCAAATGTCAGTTACACCATGTAACTGTCAAGGTTTGTTTTAGTCTATATTAAAAAAGGGTGACTGACTAGTCACCCCTTAAAATTTTTTTATGCTCCTGGAGAACCAAAAACACATCTTGGGTCAGAGAACCCGAAAGAATATCTCTCTCTCGCCTTAAATCTCATATTTCCAGTGTCAAAATCACCTTCCATTTGAGTTTTAATTGGTGCTCTTTCGAAGTGTTTAAATCCGTTTGGTGCATCTGTTTTGATAAAAAACGCATCTGTATCAGTTAAGAAATGGTTAATAACATAACCTTGTGGGATCATTCCCATATTTCTTAAAGCATTAATGTCATTATCTGCTGTTGCAACTCTTTGTGTAGTTTGAGTTAGTCTCTCAGCTACGAATTGTAAAGCAGGTGGAATGATCAATTTCATGCCTCTTAATGCGATTTTTAATCCTCTTTCATCCACAAAACCAGAGATTGTAATAAGAGCATCTTCTAATGAAGTCTCATTCAAATCTGCTGCAACTGAAGGCTCATTATTAAATGTTCCTCCACTTGTTAATGGATGTGATGCATCACAAAGAGCAACACCGTCACCACCAGCAAAAGCACCTGCAGTAAAAGCATTATTTAATATTGATGCAGCTTTTACTTGCTTTGTATGTGCCATTGATCTTGCTAATGCACGTGTGTATCTTGCTCCAAGACGATCATAAAGATTATCTTCGATTGCTTCTTCAGTTATTGAAAACGCTAATGCAATAGTTTCGTGTGTGTACCTTGCTGTGAAGGACTCATTTGCAGTATCAAAATTTACTGCTGATCCCTCAAACTTAGTAGGTGCAGTTCCGAAACCTGACAACATTACCTCTTCTTCGAATGCTCGATCAGAAGTCTCTGTGTCAAAAATTTCTGCATGTTCATTTTCATATCTAGCGAACTCCATACCAAATAAGGCGTTGAGTCCAGGCTCTAGCTCTTTAGCTAATTGTGCTCGTGAAATAGGCATTACACTCTCCTATACGCCAGTTGTTGATGGAGTACCAGCAGTAATTCCACCGTTTGGTGAATTAAAGTGGTTATTTAATCTTACTATTACAGGAATACCTGCAGCAGCAAAATCGCTATTGTTTTCATCATCTTGCCATCCCAAAATACGGAGATGTAAAGCTGCAGTAGTAGCAATAGTGC